AGGCCCGGTAGTTGTCTACTCCGATCATAGACAACCTGTTTTGGACATTGTGGAAGGCCTTACGGGGAAGGGTCATAGGGTGGGATCAATTTTAGGAGGGACATCGGAGAGGCAAAGAAATCACTATATCAATGATTTTAAAGAGGGGCGCATACAATGTCTAGTTTTGACCATAGGGGCGGGTAGCACAGGACTCACTTTAATACAGTCTAACCATATGGTTTTCAACGACTATCCGTGGGTTCCTGCAGATTTGCAGCAAGCAGAAAAAAGAATTCATAGGATAGGCCAGAATAAAACGGCGTTCATTCATTACATCCTTATAGGTGAAATGGATCAAAAAGTATTGGGCACTGTAACCGAAAAGGCAAAACTATTAGGAGAGGTGTCTAATGGTACACGACTTGAAACTTAAAAAGAATAAGAAGCCTTTTAGTAAAATTCCCAACAAGGTCAAGATTTGCTTGAGTATTGATAAGGAAGTATTGAGGCGGTTGAAGCTAGTAATCCCCGTAGGTATGAAACCGCAAGAAGCTGTTAGGCAAATTGTAGATTTTTACCTGTTTCACAAGGAGATAGATTGGTGAGTTTTAAAGATATATTAAACTCTATGGAACTATCATTTAGTTACCCTTGTCCTGATTGTAAGAAGGAGACCCGAGGAGAGGTTTATCCAGAGGATTATGAGGGCCAGGATATAGAACTAAAGGCCCTTATAGAAGAAGTAGCGGAAAAACTCTGCCATCATTGTCAACTAAAATATGATTCCGGTGGATTGAAAAATAAGGATTTTATCTAATGAAAAATGATGAGCCGACGGCTGAAGATTTAAGAGATTTAACTATCATAAAAGCAGGTCAGAAATGTCAGCTAGATGATATTTTCCGAGATTTAAAAGAGGCGGCTTTAAGTGGGTCTTTCTCTTGTATGGTGAGAAGGCTAAATGATTGTGAGGTTCGGCGGCTGTGTCAGCTAGGTTTTAGAGTTGATACGGGTTCAGACGGCTGGCCGGTAGTATCATGGGAGGGTAATAATGCCTAGAGATCCAGACAAAGAAGCCGAGTTAGATTTGCTGAGTGTTCTTGAGCCTAAAAAAGTACATGCCGATGACTACATATTTAAACGTGGTAAGTTCACTCTTGAAATGTGCGAGAGTCTTACGGAGTTCATGGCCTACGGTCATACCTTTCATGGTGCTACAGGTAGGCTAGGTATAGCACGAACTACCGCCGATAGGTGGATAAGAATACATCCAGAGTTTGCAGAGGCTAAAGAACTAGGTGAACAGCTTAGGCTCTACCGTTTGGAAAGAGTATTGAATTACTCCGCAACTGGAGAAGCCCACCCCTTAGATGAATCTAATTGGATTGACATCATAAAAGATAGGCGTTTGAATTTCCAAGCTCTGATGTTTTCCCTAAAGACTGTACACAAAGATCAGTACTCAGAGAAAGTCATTACCGAAGACATTTCTGTTCCTACTGATGTTGAGAAGCCGAAAGAGGTATTAAATGCAGAAATTGCGAAGCAGCTTGATACCCTATCGAGATCTGTTATTGAAGGCCCAGACGGACAACCAAAAGTTGCAAATTCTGGAGGCCCTGCAAAGACACCGGAATCTGTTAGCAAGGGATGATTTTTTAACCTTCTGTCAACAGATGATGCCTACCTTTATTACCAATTGGCACCACCGGGTATTAGCTGACCGTTTGACAAAGCTTAGGCATCAGAAACGTCAAAGGATTATGATTTTCCTCCAGCCTCAAGTTGGGAAAAGTTTGCTAGTAAGTAGGATGTTCCCCGCATGGTGGTTAGGCCATAGTCCTTGGGCTAAAATCATATCCTCAAGCTATGCCTTAAGTTTGTCGGAGTCCTTCAATGTAGACTGTCAAGAGATCCTACAGAGTGAAGCCTACGCGGAAGTATTTAAAACTAGGCTAGCTGACAAGGCAGGCTCGAAGAAGCGTACACAATCATTTTTCCAATTAGATAAGTACCCAGGATATAACTACTCGGTAGGTGTAGGCGGTGCAACCATTGGTAAAAGTGCTGACATCTTCTTAATCGACGATCCGGTCAAAGGCCCTAAAGAAGCCTTTAGCGCAAGCCAACGTAGGTCAACCATTGAATGGTATAACTCTGTAGCAGAAACGCGGGTAAGTATGGATGGCCACATCATCCTGATGCATCAACGCTGGCACAAAAACGACTTAGCGGGGTACCTTCTAGAGACTATGGCCGAGACTGGGGAGGATTGGGACGTGCTTTACTTCCCCGCAGTCTGTAAAGAGCCTAAACATGTAGACGATCCGAGAGAGATTGGGGAGCCCCTTTGGCCCGAGTTTAAAGGTGATGCCGAGTTGTGGGAGAAGATGGAGAAGAAAGCAGGCCCATACTTCTGGAATAGCATCTATCAGCAAGATCCTACGGGTATCAGTGCTGCATTGGTGAAGCCTGAAAACTTCCAGTATTATGATCCCGCCGAGCAATCCTTTGCGGGTATGGAGCAAAGTCATAGTTGGGATATGAATTTTAAGAGTGCTGAGGAACAAGCTAAAGGCTCTTACGTGGTAGGACAGCACTGGGCTACAGACGGTCACAACTTTTACCTGATTGGCCAAAAGCGCGGGAAATGGGGATTCGAGAAGACACATCAAAACTTTGCGGATCTCTATAACAAGTTTCCAGTGTCGCAGATTTACATAGAAGACAAAGCCAACGGCCCGGCAATTATCGACAGTTTCAGAAATATACTTCCTTGCGAGCTAATCCCTGTAGAGCCGAGGGGTGATAAGTTTGGCCGCTTTGCTGCAGTGACTCCCTTAATAACTGCGGGGAGGGTTTTCCTTCCTGATCCCGACAAGGTTCAGTTAGACAATGAGGGGCTAAACTGGGTGAAAGATTTCCTTACAGAAGTTACCGATTTCCCTAACGGCGAGAATGATGACCAGGTTGACAGTATGTCGCAATACTTAAGTAAGAAATGGGACCCAGAAGCCGAAGGAGTATTTAGCATTTATAGTCCTACATCTGCTAGTAAGTGGGGTGGGATATCACGACCTAAATCTTAGGAGGTAGAAACATGATGAATTACATGAAATACAGGGCCGCACTAGAGAGACTTGGCGGGGAGCCTTGGCCGATTTTTCTTAAGTATGAAAAAGATGTGCTAGATAAGTTTGACGGCAAACCTCCAGTAACGATAGTTCCGGGGTTTATCTGCTTATTCCGTCTTTCTGAAATAAAGGCAATACCCTATGAAGAAGGTCTATATATCGACATAGGTAAGTTTGCTAGGGAGCATGTATTGAAATACACCTATCATAAATTCAAGAGCACTGCACATTACTCTATCGAAAAGTTTGGATCTCTGGATGGACAGGGTAGGCTTAAAGACCCTAGGATAGAAAAGATAACCAACGCCAACGGGCGGGGGTGTTGGGACTTAAGCCCAGGTGTTTACGAAATGTTGAAAATAGTTTACGGGGAATACAGGGCTAAGAGATCAAATAGAAAAAGACAGGAATTGATACAGGATGAAAGACTATTGAGGTTGTTATGAAAGTAAGACTATACGGCCCCGATACGGTAGAAAAAGCCTACTCTGCTGCGGAGGATTTTATTCAAGCTTATAAAGATGATTTACATATCAATATCCTTTTAAATGCCGGTCGGAAAGTGCGTCGAGCCGTTGAGAACATGGAGCAATTCCTTATGACAACTACTAGGGAAGAACTATCAAGAAAAGATAGGAAAAAGTATTTAGAGTTGGCGTTTGACATGAGTGATTTGGTGCGTGAAATGCTAAAGAATAAAGCTAAAGAAAGGGCTTAGGTTTGAAACGAGTCTGGTATCACGCCAACTGCTTAGACGGATTTACAGCCGCTTGGGTTTTCCATAAAAGATATGGACCCAAGACAGACATAGTTTACCAGGCGGTAAAGTACGGAGATCCCCTCCCAGAGTTTGGGCGTGGGGATGAAGTCTATATCCTAGATTTCTCTTGGGATAGGCAAACCCTCATAGGGCTTCGAGATGCTTTAGGCTCTAAAGGTAGACTCCTAGTTCTGGATCACCACAAGACAGCCCAAAAAGAATTAGAGCATTTAAACTTTGCCTATTTCGACATGGACAGGAGCGGAGCTGGTCTAGCTTGGGATTATTTCCACCGATCTAGCTACAGTTGGGACGGTGCCAAGAGAAAGGACAGACCTCTACTCGTAGACATCGTAGAGGATAGAGACCTATGGAAGTTCCAGAACCAGGATACGAAAACCGTAACCGCTTATATGATGTCCGTCCCTATGAACTTTGGGCAATGGGATGAGATCCAAAGGGGCTTAGAAGCGGGAGGGTTTTCTATAGGCATAGCTGGGGATTCCATTTTAGGATACCGAGATAAATTGATTAAGCAGATAGCCGCTAAACACCAATGGGTTTCTATTCATGGGGTAGAAGTAGTTGCTGTATCTACCCCTATCCTACAATCGGAAATCTGTAATTTTCTACTAGAAACTAAACCAGATGCTAGGGTATCTGGTGCCGTGTCTTCTGATCCTTTATCGAATAGTGTAAAATGGTCACTTCGAAGCCGGGAAGACGGCGTAGACGTTTCCGCAATTGCCGAAAAGTTTGGAGGCGGGGGCCATCATTGCGCCGCAGGCTTTACCACGATCAGGCACCATGAGGCAATCAAATTATGGGTAAATTTCTCTTAACCATTCTGTTCAGTTCCTCCTTAGCTTTCGGGGCTCCAGTCAAAGTCAAGTCTTCTAGCGTCTCATTCACTGCTACCGGAAACCCTGGCTTTCTCACAATTGAGGGTCACGG